AAATTCTTTCCAAAGAACAACTTAATTTTATAAAATCGAAATTTGAAACTGGAGGATCGAAATGAGTGTCGTTAAAGAACCAGAGGTGAACTGGACATCGGATCAGATGGTGGAAATTTCACTAGGTGAACCTGATGATTTTTTGAAAGTCAGAGAAACTCTAACAAGAATTGGTGTTGCGTCAAGAAAAGAGAAGAAAATATATCAATCATGTCATATACTGCATAAGCAGGGTAGATATTACATTGTTCATTTTAAAGAGTTATTTGCTTTAGATGGTAAACGTGCAAATTTAACTGTAAACGATGTCCAGAGACGTAATCGTATAGTTCAATTATTAGTTGATTGGGGATTAGTTGAGATTATAAATGCTGATAGAATACAAGATATAGCACCCTTAAACCAAATTAAAGTTTTGTCTTACAAAGATAAAGGTGATTGGATATTAGAGACAAAATATAATATCGGAAGTAAGAAGAAAAAGACAGACTAGGCATTTCTTTTTGTTAAGAAATCCTCACATAAGTATAAATTCTTTCATACATAATAATGAGTATATAAGGAGACGATGCCTATGCACAATCCAATATCATTCAACAATTTGAACTCTTGGGTTCCTTTCAACTTATCTAATTCAGATCCAATAGATGATTACTTTGAGTGTATTGTTGAATGTAAAGACGGAGACAAATCATGTGCATTAGAATGTAGATCACTTCTAGAATAGGAGCAAACCAATGAATCCTTAGAAAAAAGGGGGGTTAACCACCCTCCTTTTTTTGCGTTTTATGGTTAAATAGTATTGGATGCCGAAAGGATCCACATTAAATACTCGCTTACTAAGGAGAACTATGAACTTACAAAGATATCACTCTGCAAACTTACCAGAGTTGATGAAAATAATTTCAAAGAACGGTATAGGTATGGACGATTATCTAGACCGATTTTTTAATTCTTATGAAACCACAACAAACTATCCACCCTACAATTTAATTCATGTAAATAATGTTGAGTCTGTGCTTGAGATTGCTCTTGCAGGGTTCACTAAAAAAGAATTAAAGGTTTACACTGAATATGGAAAACTTATTGTTGATGGTCAAAAAGAGACAAAGGAGACGGGATCCGAGTATGTCCATCAAGGACTGGCTCAAAGATCTTTCTCAAGAGCCTGGACATTATCAGATGATGTTGAAGTCAGAGAGGTTCAATTCAAAGATGGACTTCTTACCGTCAAGTTGGGTAAGATAGTACCAGATCATCATGCAAGAAAAGATTACTTATAAATCATCAGGTGTTGACATCGAGGCAGGTAATGCCTTCGTTGAGAGACTAAAAGAAAAAGTACCTACTATCGGTGGATTCGGTGGTATGTTTAAGGTTCCTCGTGGATATGAGGAACCTATTTTAGTTTCTGGTGCTGATGGAGTTGGCACAAAAATTTGCATATGTAGTCGTTTAAGAGACTATACAACCATTGGTATTGATCTTGTTGCAATGTGTGTGAATGATATTATCACATGTGGTGCAAAACCATTATATTTTTTAGATTATATTTCTCTGAACACTATTAATCCAGTGGTAGATGATATTATGAAAGGTATCATCAAAGGATGTGAACTAGCAGGTGCCGAACTGATTGGTGGGGAAACTGCCGAACACCCTATGACCTTTGACATTGATCTTGCGGGATTTGCTACAGGCATTGTGGAACAATCTGATATAATAGATGGGAAGTTAATTAGAGAAGGAGATGTAATAATTGGAATTGAAAGTGATGGTATTCATAGTAATGGATATAGTTTAATCAATCATTTAGTTCGTGAGGGTAGATTGAAGATTACCGATGAATACTTAACACCCACTCGTATCTACACCTCTTTGGTGGAAGGATTATTAAACGAAGTTCCAATTTTGGGTATGGCACATATCACTGGTGGTGGTATACCTGAAAATCTGCCACGATGTCTACCCAAAGGACTGAAAGCAAATATTAATTACAGTTCTTGGAACTTACCTAAAATATTTCAAGATATTATGTTGGCGGGTGAGATACCAGAAGAGGAAATGAAAAAGGTATTTAATCTAGGAATTGGTTATTGTATTGTAATTCCGAAAGATGCTGAGATAGATGCTCATGATACTATAGATGCATTTGGATACAAAAGTTGGACAATTGGAGAAGTTGTGCTATAATGTATTTGTCAGATAAATACTGACTGCGGTGATCCCCTTTGGTAGGTTCAGGATTAGCGGCGATAGGAATCTACCACAAAAATATTTGACTTAAACAAATGGAAAAGAATATACAGTGTATCATTTTGTCAAGTGGTGTTGTTTTAATATCAGAAATTGAAGAGGTATTTGGTGATATACCTGGTGAACCAGATTGTAAAATTACCAGTCCCTTTAAGTTGATTAAAACTAAAGATGTCTATACACTAGAACCATGGTTGGATTTTAGTAATCAATCTGCTACAATGTTGAGGTCAGGTGATGCACTTACATTTGTAGAACCAAATGGTGAGTTGCGTGACAAGTATATTAAATTGACATCCTAATGAGGTTTTACACCAACGTCCAAATGGTTGGAGACAATTTCTTAGTTCGTGGTTATGAGAATGGAAAACATTTTGCCACTCGTGAGAAGTTTTATCCAACTCTTTTTGTTCCTTCGAAAAAGAAAACAAGATTCAAAACTCTTGAGGGTGATTATGTAGAGTCTGTTGAACCAGGCACTGTAAGAGAATGTCGTGAGTTTATCAGGAGATATTCTGAAGTTGAGAACTTTAAGGTGTATGGTAATGATAGGTACATCTACCAATATATTTCAGAGAAGTATCCAGAAGAAGAAATTAAGTTTGATTCGAGTAAGATCAAGATCACTACACTTGATATTGAGGTAAAATCAGAGAATGGTTTCCCTGATGTAGAATCTGCTGCGGAAGAAATACTTCTCATATCAATACAGGACTATACAACAAAACAGATAAGGACTTGGGGTCAAGGACCTTTCAATAATAAACAGAAGAACGTTATATACAAGGGATTTAATAGTGAGTATGAGTTATTGAATTCATTCATTCACTGGTGGATGATTGAAGAGAATACACCAGAGGTTATTACTGGTTGGAATAGTGAATTGTATGATATACCATATTTGGCACGTAGACTTGAAAGAGTCTTGGGAGAAAAACTTCGTAAAAGATTATCTCCATGGGGTTTGGTGACTGAAGATGTGATTTATATTGCAGGACGTAAGAATATTACATATGACATTGGTGGTATCACACAATTAGATTATCTGAATCTCTATAAGAAGTTTACTTATAAAGCACAAGAATCATATCGTTTAGATTATATTGCATCCGTAGAACTTGGACAGAAAAAACTTGACCACTCTGAGTTTGATACATTTAAGGATTTCTACACAAAGGGTTGGCAAAAGTTTGTTGAATACAACATCATTGACGTGGAACTTGTTGACCGTATGGAAGACAAGATGAAATTGATCGAACTTGCAATCGTTATGGCATATGATGCCAAGGCAAACTATGCTGATGTATTCTCACAGGTTCGTATGTGGGATACCATTATATACAATTATCTTAAGAAAAGAAATATTGTTATACCTCCAAAGGAAAGATCTGATAAATCTGAAAAATATGCAGGTGCTTATGTGAAAGAACCAATACCTGGCAAGTATGATTGGGTGGTATCATTTGACTTGAATAGTCTGTATCCGCATCTCATTATGCAGTATAATATTTCCCCTGAGACCCTCAAGGATGAACGACATCCAACAGCCTCGGTTGATAAAATCCTTCAAGAAGAAGTCAATTTTGAGTTGCATAAAGATAGTGCCGTATGTGCGAATGGTGCGATGTATCGAAAAGATGTGCGTGGATTTCTCCCAGAGTTGATGGAGAAGATATACAAAGATCGAACTGTTTATAAAAAGAAAATGCTTGCTGCAAAACAAGCATATGAAAAAACTCCTACCAAAACTTTGGAGAAGGAGATTGCCAGATGTAACAATATACAAATGGCACGTAAGATTCAACTTAACTCTGCTTACGGTGCGATTGGAAATCAATATTTCCGATACTACAAACTTGCTAATGCAGAGGCAATCACTCTATCGGGTCAAGTATCGATTCGTTGGATTGAGAATCGAATGAACACTTTTATTAACAAGATATTAAAAACGGAGGATGTTGATTATGTCATTGCTAGTGATACTGATTCTATCTACCTTAACCTTGGTCCTTTGGTGGAGGTCATATACAAGGGGAGAGAGAAGACTTCTGAAAGCATTGTTTCGTTCCTTAATAAGATCTGTGAGATGGAATTTGAAAAGTATATTGAAAGTTCTTATGAAACGTTGGCCAACTATGTAAACGCATACGATCAAAAGATGTTCATGAAACGTGAGAACATTGCAGATCGTGGCATATGGACGGCAAAGAAAAGATATATTCTAAACGTGTGGGATAGTGAGGGTGTGAGATACGATGAACCCAAACTGAAGATGATGGGTATTGAAGCAGTTAAGTCATCAACCCCTGCTCCTTGTCGTACCATGATTAAAGATGG